ATGTGCTATCGATCAATACTTCGGACTTGTAGGTCAACAATTAGCACTTAAAGGTGCAGCTTCTGGAAAATCTCCATTGGTAGTTGGTCTTAACGATTAATTAGATTTTAATTAAAAAGTCTCTATGGTTTAATCACTGTAGAGACTTTTTTTATGCCCTTTATTTGGAGAGTTACCAATGAACAAATATTATGATTCACAAGTGCTAACATCCACCACGAATACACCCACTAAAGATGTTTACAATTGCGATCGCTATGCGATCCAGGCAGATTATACAGGAACTTTTTCAGGTTCTTTGAAGTTACAAGTATCAAATGATGAAGCCGACTCAGTTACTAATTGGGTTGACCTAGCTAGCTCTACAGTGGCAATCACTTCAGCCGGTTCATACGTATGGAACGTGAAGCAAGTAGCCTATAGAGCGGTAAGAGTAGTTTACACTTACACGTCTGGGTCAGTTACTTTGAGCTTATCAATTACTACTAAAGGGGAATAACATGGCGTCAGGATATATTGATCTACCCGTAGAGGGTGGCGGTGGAACCGTTGATCTAACCACTGGTGTAACGGGAGTTCTTCCAATTGCTAACGGAGGGACTAATAATTCTTCTACTTATACTGCAGGATCTATCCCTTTCTCTAATGGAACTAGCTTAACTCAAGATAATTCAAACTTATTTTGGGATAATACAAATAAAAGACTTGGTATCGGAACTGGAGCAACAACTCCTTCAGCTCCAATCGATATCCATATGTCTACGAACCCTGCTTTTCAAGCTACAAGCTCTGCAGCTTATGGATCAACATCGGGTGCGAACATAACAGTAGCAGCGGATACAGGTGCAGCGGTTACTTCAGGTGCTAAACTTGGGGGATTAAATTTTAACGGTGCCACAAATGCTTCTGCTTCAATTTTGCCAGGGGCATATCTAGAAGCTCTTTCTACTGAGAGCTGGTCAGCTACTGCTAGAGGGTCTTCATTAAATATTTATACAACTCCCAATACAACAACAACTAAAACATTGGCTGTTACGGTTGGACAAGATCAATCCTTTGGGGTGACTTCTGCAAGTACAACATCTTTAACCGTTGGTCCCAATGGAACTACTAACCCAGTTTTACAGATAGACTCTTCTACTGCCTCTCAGGCGAACGGATTGAAGATCACAGGGACGGCAGCCGCTGCGGGCGTTACCGTAGCCGCAGTTTCTTCAAACGCTAACGAAGGAATCAACCTTACTTCAAAAGGAGCCGGGGCAGTGGCTGTTCAGGTTGGAGGTGTTTCTAAATACACGGCAAGTTCTAGTTCGAATGTTTTTTCAGTTTCAGCTACTTCTGCCATAACGAATAGATTCCAGGTAAATGCAAATACCGACACAGCCCTAACGGCTTCTAGTGAAGCAACTCATACGCATTTTAACTTATCCTCTACTCGCCAACATGCTACTGGAGCACTATCATTGCAACGTGATTTTAGAGTTACTCCATCACTTCATTCATTTGTCGGAGCTTCAACTCTTACGAACGCAGCGGCTTTTTCGGTGGATGGTCCATCGAACGGAAGCACGAATGCAACTATTACAAATTCAAGCGCCCTCTATATTCCAACTTCAGCTTTAACTAATGTAACAAACTCTTATGGGTTAAACGTAGCAGCTACAACTGGAGCTACAAATAACTACGCTGGTATTTTTACAGGTGGTAATGTTGGAATTGGTCTTGCTTCCCCCGTTGCAACTTTAGACGTAACTGGAACTCAAAACATAACTTCTGCAAGTGCAACATCTTTAACCGTTGGTCCCAATGGAACTACGAATCCAGTACTTCAAATTGATTCATCTACTGCTTCTCAGGCTACTGGGATAAAAGTTACGGGTGCAGCAGCAGCAGGAGGAGTTTCGATAGCTGTAATTTCATCTGGGACCAATGAAAATATAAACATAGAAGGGAAAGGTGCTGGTCAGGTAGTACTTAAGTCAAATGGTCTGGCAAAATTTACGGCTACTCCAACCCAGAACGGTTTTACCCAGGCGGCAAACTCTGCAGCAGCAACGGCTCGTTTTCTAGTAACTGGAGCAGCAGATGCTTCCTTAACTGCCTCAACTGAAGCTCCTCACACTTATTTCGATATTGGACAAACTCGTCAACACGCTACCGGAGCAATAACTCTTCAGCGAGATTTTAGAATTAGACCTTCGATACATTCATTCGTTGGAGCAAGTACGATTACAGACTCAGCGGCTTTTTCGGTAGATGGTCCTTCTAATGCTAGTACGAATGCAACTGTAACTAACTCAAGTGCTATCTATGTTCCTTCGGCATCTATTTCAAACACGACAAATACATATGGATTGAATATTTCAGCCGCTACTGGTGGAACAAATAACTACGCTGCTACCTTTCAAACTGGTAATGTGGGAATGGGTACGGCTACACCGGCAACTAATTTAGAGGTGAAGTCACTAAGTGCTGGAGCTAACTCTACAATCAGAGTAAGCAATGACGGATCAGCAACAGGCAACTCCGTAATATCTTTTTATAGAGTAGCGTCAGACTTTGGAGAGGTGAAATATGTTCCAGGGGGGGGCGCTAACACTGGGATGTATTACAACTCCGGTAGAACTGCGGTTGATTCACATCATACCTTTCAGGTTAATGGTTCTGATAAAATGAGAATAGATAATACGGGAAGTTTAGTTATCGGTTCAATTACCGCCAACGCTAACGCTATTCTTGATGTTCAATCAACTACTAAAGCCTTCATGCCACCTCGAATGACCACAACTCAGAAGAATGCGATTGCTTCACCTACTGCTGGCATGGTTGTCTATGATGCCACTCTGGCAAAACTTTGCATCTATACGACTGCATGGGAAACAATTACTTCAGTTTAATTAGGAGATTTATATGGCAATTAAAAAAAGTGTTGAATTAGAAAATGGTGTAATAGCTGAGTATTGGAGAATAGAAAACGTGGTTCTTATCAATGGAAGCAATCAAGCCGAAGTGCTGCTTGAGCTTTGGAAAGATAAATCAGTAAGACAAAACTCTTCTAAAACTTCAGTAAAGAAAGAACTTTATTTTGTAGAACTGGAATCTTTAAACTGCGACATCTTCCCAACTTGTTATTCTAAGATTAAACTTTTAGAAAATTTTACAGGAGCAGAAGATGTTTAAGATCAGCGAAGAGCAATTGAATAAAGTCCTTAGTCTTTTAGGTGAAATGCCAGCCAAGGTTTCTTTCGAAGTAATCAAAGAATTACTTAGCTTGGAAAAACTAGAGGAAAAAGAAGATGAGATTCTTCCATAATAATACTGAAATAACTAAGAATACGGAGAGACTAGACACCTCGACGTATTCTTTAACTTATCTAACTGGCAGCTATATTTATATCGCTAGTGATTTCCCTTTTAATCATCTCTACATGAAACTAGGGACGATTAAGAACGTAGTATCTAACACGACGATGACCGTTGAATATTACGGAACATCTTGGAATTCAGTGGTGGAATTAAACGATGGAACGAGTGGCTTATCTGCTAGTGGTTTTATTGATTTCACTCCTAATAGAAATTATGGGTGGTCAATGGCGTACGATTCCACAATCATTGGGATCAGCAAGACGCTTTACGATAAGTATTGGACACGTATTTCGTTTGACAAGAATCTAACAGCTTCAATTGATCTATCTTTTTTAGGGATTAAGTTCAGCGATGATGATGATCTTTTTGCAGAATACCCAGTTTTTAATGACTCTAATTTCATGGCAGCTTATAAAACGGCTAAGACCGATTGGGAAGAACAAGAAATCAAAGCATCCTCTCTTATAATTGATGATCTTAAAAAGAAGAATGTCATTGTAGCAGCCGAGCAAGTCTTAGACCGTAAACGCTTCATTGGGGCGAATACCTGTAAGACGGCTGAGATTATCTTCAATGCATTTGGAAATGATTATTTAGAGCAAAAGAAAGCCGCTAAAGAAGAATACTCTAAACGCCTGGATCTTTCTCAATACAATATCGATAAAGATAACAATGCAATCCTAACACCAGGTGAAATCGTTCAATCCCAAGGATGGCTATGTCGATAAGTACTGTCTACGATGCCATTATAAATAAAGCTGGAGTCCTATTTCCATCTAAACAACGCCTACACAATCCTTATGAGCTATCGGACAACCCAGAATTGATCATGAAAGATTCATGGGGACTTAAGGTTGGAAGCGCAGAAAGAATTGATATCGAGTTTTGTAATCTAAGTGTGAAGCGTGAATATGTCTTCATTCTACTTAGACAATTCTCTACTGTAGGAAATAAGGAAGAGGCTTTTGACACAGTTTCAAAGGCAATTCTAGAAGACCAACAAACATTTATGAATAGTTTCTACTCTCCTAGTGAGATTGGATTACCTAGCTCTATAGACCAAATTGAAATCAGCAACATCGGGGGAATTGAATTCAACACCGCCGATCAAAAGAAATACCTTTTTTGTGAATTAACATTTAACATTACTCTAAGTGAAGCAGTAATTTAAGGAGAGAATTATATGACAGTAGGATTGAACAGAGCGTCAAGCTTTGCAGTTAAAGAAGAGTCTACCCCAGGGATTTACGTTCCCCCTAGTGCTGGGTCGGATTTTATTCCTATTCGCCCAGGTAACGAACTCTCTTATGAACCAGAAAATCTAGAAAGCGATGAGCTTTTAAATGATATCGGAGCTGCTAAATCTTTCGTAGGGAAAGAAGTAGTTAAAGGAAAGCACTCTGCTTACTTAAAACACTCAGGTGTTGAGGGTCAAGAAACTGAAGTTGGTGTTCTTTATGAATCAATCATGGGGACTAAGACCGTAGCTTCAACTGACTACCCTACTGTATCATCATCTACTACAAGCCTAATTAAAGTTAACACTGGAATTGGAGCTAACTTCATCGTTGGTCAACCACTCCTAATTAAAAATAGTGCTGGATACGAAATGAGAAACGTAGCCTCTATCAGCGGTGATGATCTTACTCTTAACTTCAAACTAACTAACTCCCCTGCAAGCGGGGTGTATTTGGGCAAGGCTATCACCTACTCGCCCGTGGCGACCGGACATCCTACATTTTCAACATCTAAATACATTGGTGGTGGATACGCTAAGGAAGTTTCAGCCGGTAATACTGTTACTGACTTAAGCATTAAGGCTGATGCCAATGCAATGGCTGAAGTTGAATTCTCTTTCGAAGGGACTAAGTACTACTACAATCCTTTAACAATCACGTCTTCAAATAAATATTTGGATTTCACTGATGATCTTGGGACTTATGCAGTAAGTGTTGCTACAGGTGTTTATAAAACTCCAGTGGCTTTAGCTGATGCTTTAATGGTAGCAATGGAAGCCGTTAACGCTAAGACATACTCAGTAGTTTACTCTAGCACTACAGGTAAATTTACAATCACTTCTAACTCTACTCTTCTAAGCTTGTTAGTGTTCTCAGGAACAAATGCAGCTAACGGAATTGCTTCTACGTTAGGCTTCACAGTAGCAGCTAATAAGACTGGTGCTGGTGGAATAACTGGATACACTTCTGAAAATGCTCAGACTTATGCAGCTCCCTATACACCTTCTTATGATTCAGCCGATGCAATCATCATTAAAGACGCTCAATTATTCATTGGTGGATTAAGTGATAATGTTTGTGTATGCGCTCAATCAGTAGCTTTAAAAGTGTCTAAGAAAGTGGAAGACGTTGACTGTCTATGCGAAGAAAGCGGTGTACTTGAAAAAGTTCCAACTGCTAGAACAGTAGAACTTTCAGTGACAGCCGTATTGAATAAGTATGACGTTTCTATGCTAGATGCTCTTCTAAAAAATAGCGGTATCTCAGCAATGTTAAACGCTGGTCCAAAGACTGGTGGTAACTTCATCGCTGGAAAATGCTTCAACCTTTACATTCCTAATTGTACCGTAGCTTCATTCAAAACTACTGGTGACTCTTTCATTCAGATGGACTTAACTCTTAAAGGGTATGTCACATCTATAGGGAAAGATCTTTTTCTAGGTTTTGTATAATGAACGAAATAATTACATCTAAGGGAGCCTTGAAATATAGACTTCCTAATATTGCTGAAGGGTATGACTATCTTTGCCTAATAGACGAAGTGTCTACAGCTAAAGATATCTTTAGAATAAAACATTTAATCATAAATAAAATGGGACCTCTTATTCGATATAAAGAATTGGGATATTCTTCTTATGAAGAAGTTTTAGAAGACAAAGAAAACATGAGAAATGTTCTTAGTGAAATATCGGATAATATCTTTAATGATATTTTGGAATTATTAGCAAAAAAGAATTAATTCCGGACGCTATAAATTGCCTTCGGAATAATTTAAAATTTTCTGATATTAGAAATTTATGCGATGACGATACTAGTGATGATAAAATACATCGCATTCTAAACCTTAAGAAAGATGTAATGAGATACACTTTCTTTAAAAGATCTTTGGATCTAGGAATTAGTTACAATTACTCAGAAATATCATTCTCTGAGTTTTTGCTTTTTAGCTGGATAAAGGAAGGTATGAATGAGTGAAAAATTAGTATTTGATCTTCTGACGGGTAAGAATGATTTATCTAAAAGCTTAGATTCAGCTACACAGCAAGCGGCACAATTAAGCTCAATTATGGGAGGTCTTTCTCCCACTGTAGATCAAGCAAAAAAGGCAGTAGATTCCGCTGGTCAAAGCGTGGAGTCGTTCGTCTCTTCCACTTTAAAGGTGGCTGGAGGTCTAGCTTTATTTTCAGCCGTTGAAAGGACTATATCTTTCATAACTTCATCTATTTCCGATAGTGTAAAAGCTTACGCCGATCAAGAGGAGGCTCTGAATCAGCTTAATCAATCTCTAAAAATAACCGGATCATATTCTGAGTCAGCAGTGCAAGGAGTGGAGGCATTCGCCACCTCCCTAGAATCCGTTTCTAAATACAGTGATGATTCAATAATAAAACAAATAGCCTTTGCTAGATCTCTAGGTATGACTACAGAGCAAGCCAAAGAGACAATCAAAGCGGCTGCAAATATGTCAGCCACTCTTGGTGGAAGCCTAGAGGAGAATGTAGAAAAATTAGGAAGATCTTTTTCTGGAACGCTAGCAAAAGGACTGGATAAATTAATTCCTGGGCTAAAGTCTCTAACTAAAGCTCAACTAGAAGCAGGAGAAGCCGCCACTCTTATTAACGCCAAGTTCTCTGGGGCTTCAGCCAATGAGCTTAATACCTATAATGGGCAATTAGCTAAATTAAAAAATAACTTCAATAATGCCCAAGAATCTATGGGAGCTGCTATTGTTAAGAGCTCTATTTTTCAATCGATAATAACTACCAGTACAAAAATATTGGGAGATTATAATAGGGAGACGGAAGTATCTAACGCTCTTTCGTTAACAAAAGGGAATAGGGATAAGTTAAATTCTCAAACCACTGAACAACTTCAGATAAAACAAAAGCTATTAAATGATGAAATAGCAGTATTTCAAAAAATGGCTTCGGAAAGAAAAGGTCAAGGATTTTTTGAAAACCTAATAACTCCTGGTAGTTTATTTGCAATAAACAAACAAATAGATAGTTTAGTATTAGCAAGAACAGAAATTGATAAAAGGCTAGCCTCTGGAGCAGCTCCAAAAGAAAAGATAGACATAGCTCCTCCCAAGCAACAAAGCACAGAAGAATTAGATGCTGCTAATAAAAGAGCTGCAGATTTAAAAGCTATAGACTCTCAACTAGTGCTAGAAAGATCTCAATTAAGAAGTGCTGAAATTAACCAAATAATTGGAGAAGAGTTAGGGCGAAATGAGTTAGAGATTCAAAGGATCTATGAATTTAACGCTAAAAAAGCTGAGATAGATGCGGCTCAAAAAGAAGAATCTCTATCCGTAGGTCTAACGGCTGAAGACAAAAAGGCAGAGCTATTAAAAATAAGTAGAGAAAAGGAATTAGCTCTATTAACTTTAAATAATAAGAAAGAATTAGATTTATTGACCGGCAAGTTAGCAGCCGAAAAGAAAGCAGATGATGCAGCTATAAAGCAAAAAATAACTAATCTGGGGTATTTAAATTCTGAAACACAAGCTGCCTTTGCCTTCGGGGCTGCAGTGGCTAAAGATGGTAGTAAAGAGCAGTTTTTAATTAATAAAGCAGCCGCTCTAGCTCAAGCTGCAATAGCCTGGTCAACTGGTATAGCTAACTCTTTATTACTTCCTCCTCCCGCCAACTTAGTAGCTGAGGCAAACGCCAATAGAGTGGGTGCTTTGTCAGTAGCCACCATAGCAGCAACAACTTTAAAAGGATTTGCTGGGGGAGGTATTGTCGGAGCTACCACGGGTGCAGATAATAGAATTGCCTCAATTCGTGACGGAGAGATGGTGCTAAATGCTAATCAACAAAAGAATCTATTCGACATGATTAATAACGGAGGAACAAACTCTCCTATTATTATTCAGGTGGACGGTAGAGAGATTGCCCGAGCCGTAAGAAATCAAATTCAAGGTGGATTTGTTTTAGCTTAGATGAGAACATAATTATATGAGCAGTTGTTTTAAATTATTTGATGTTAATCTTTGTGATCAAGCAACTTTTACTGCTTCCACAGAGAACGCTCTATTCCCTTCTAGCAATCTAAAAGATCCTAGACGCTCTAAGGTTTATCGCTCTACAACTAATTCGGATAATCTAATCATAGACTTTCAAGAAAACTCAGAAGTTAACGCCATTTTCATAGTCGGATCTAAACGTGATGGGCTTGGAATCTCTACGGTAACTGTAGAGTTTAGTGCTACCTCTAATTTCACATCGCCAGCTTATTCTATATCAGTCCCTTTAATTGAAAAATTCGATATGGGCTACATCTCATTCACAACCGTAGAGTATAGATTCGCTAGAATTGTTATGACCTCTACACTTGGATATTGTGAACTTTCTAAAGTCTTTATTGGAAAAGAGGTTCCTCTTACTTCTAGCATAAGTTTTGGATGGACCATAAAAGATGAAGAGCTATCTAATAAGACAAAGAATAGATACGGACAAATATTTACAGATATAATCGCAAGACAAAAGACTATTGGAGTGGCTTTTAAGCTTCTAGATAAAGACAATCTAGATCTACTTAATACTGTAATAGATAGAGTTGGTGAATCTAAGCCATTTTATATTATGCTAGGAAATAGCAACATGGCAGTAGATTATAGAAGGTACTCTGGACCAGTGGTATTTGAGGATATTCCTACCGTGACCAATACAAGCTTTAATAGGTTCAATCTCTCTATGACCTTAAAGGAGTTAATGTAATGACAACTCTTTTAGTGGATAAATTAGTAGAAACTTTATCTCAAGACATCACTGTTACCTCTAGCAATAGAATACATGTAGCGGCTTTTATTCCCTACATTTATATGTGCAATGCCCCAGCTGGAACATTTACTTTCTCTTTAATTCAAAACTCAATTACTATTTTTAGTAAAACATTTACTAGTACAGAAATAAAAACATCCTTAGCTACTTCAAATAATTACGCTCACGCCTTTTACCCTCTAATCCCTGATTACTTAGTACAAATGAGCAGCGGTTCATACACTGTTAAATTATCTGCTTCTGGGTATACTCCTAGTGAAAGCAGCTATCTTGGATGGATAAGACAATTTGAAAATATTCAAAATGAAATGAGTTACACTCCTACAACGGATAGACAAAACCCATTAGCAATTAGAATTAAAACTTATAAGAAGGAATAATAAGTGAGAGAACATACTGTCTATATGCTAAAAAAATATGGAGAAATAATCTACATTGGTTCTACGGTTAACTCTTTAGAGGCAAGATTGTCAGAACATAGAAGCACTAAGGGTTTAGATTCTTCGGTTATTATAGAAAAAATATGTACAGTCCTAGGAAAAGATAAGGCTAAAGAGAAAGAATACACCTTGATAAACCTCATAGGAAGACACCGTCTTCTAAATGTAAACTACGGAAGAATGGTTACCGGTAGAAGAGAAAATCTTTTCAGAAATAAAAAGAAAGTTGTATGGGACGCTGATGCAAGAAAAAAGCAGTCTGATAGGCTAAAGGGAATTAAGAAAAACCCAGAGGCTAAGAATATTTTCCTTAAGAAAATGGGCACTCCTGAGTTTGATATACATATGAACGATTTGTATTTGGGCAGATTTGTAAATCAAACGGAAGCGGCAAAAGCTTGTGGGTTGAAAAAGTCTACCTTTGTAGATATTTTTAAAGGTAAACGAATAAATAATAAAGGAATAAGGGTGACGCAATGTGTTCAGCAAGAACCATAAATTTTGTAGATGGTGCCTCTTCAGCTTCAGCCCCAACGGGTGTAGACGGAATATCTCAATGGGTTACAGCCCAAGGATATTTAGTAGATGATGTAGTAATCAATGGAAGTAAAATATATAAATGTCTGATCGCCCATACAGCGGGAACCTTTGCAACGGATCTAGCGGCTGCAAAATGGACAGAGATATCTCAAGGGGCGGTTGATCATACAGCTCTTTCAAATATTGGAACAAACACTCACGCTCAAATTGATACTCATATTGGAAGCACCTCTAATCCTCATTCAACTACTGCTACACAAGTGGGTTTGGGGAATTGTAACAATACTAGTGATGCAAATAAGCCCATAAGTAGTGCTACTCAAACGGCACTTAATGCTCTTAATCCCATGACTACGGGGGGGGATATGATTTATGGAGGAGCAAGTGGAGCTCCTACTAGATTGGCTAACGGTTCTGCGGGTCAAGTGTTTACTAGCTCTGGAACAACTGCAGCACCTACTTGGTCTACTCCTTCCACTGCTAATTCCTTTAATGCTGTATCTAATCTATCGTTCGTGGCTTCAGTGGCTACCAATGCCTTAACAATAACAATCAAAGATTCAGCGGGAGCTACTCCTAGTGCCGCTACTACCGCTATTGGATTTAGATCATCTACTCTTACGAGTGGAGCCTATGTTGTCAGATCAATTACATCAGCTCTCTCAATAGTAGTTAGTTCTGGATCGACTTTGGGACATGCTAACAATGTGGCTAAGAATATTTGGCTTTATGCAATCGACAATGCAGGAACTGTAGAGTTAGCTGTATCTAGTGCTCAATTTGACGATTCTCTTTTATACACTACTACCGCTGAAGGCGGAGCAGGTGCTGCGGATTCTGATTCAGTATTATATTCTACAACTGCTAGATCAAACGTAGCAATAAGATTGATTGGAAGATTATTATCTACTCAAACTACTGCAGGAACTTGGGCGGCTGTACCTACTGATGTAGCAATGTATTCCTCTAAAGGGCAACATGCTTATGCATATTATACAGGAACTCCTCCTACAGGGACTTTGAATGCTTCTCTTAACCCAATAACTTTTGGAACAAAGGTTTGGGATTCTCACGGGGCATATTCAGGAGGGACTTACACTATTCCTTTCAATGGGGTTTGGTCTTTTGATTCTCAAGTATTCATAACAGGTTCCTACACTGTAGGTAAACTAGCAGAACTTGCATTATATTTAGACGGATCAATATTATTGGATCATATTTCTTATGCCTCTGGAACTCTATCAGCGGTGACAATGCCAAAGATCGGAGTAGAGGGTCTTTATCTAAGAGTTGGTCAAACAGTAGTAATGAGAACATCTAGTGATGCAACAACTCCCGTCTATAGTTCTTCCACGGGCGTAAATTATTTCTCTGCCAAAGGAGTGGCTCTATAATGAATATTAAAATAACATTAAAAGATTCTAATGGAATTCCTCTTCAAATTGCTTTCTTTAAAGATGAAGAATCTAAAAACAATTGGCTCAATATGCTTCAAGAAACAAAAGCATGGGGGGATTTCGAAGATTTAATTGTATTAATAGAAGATTACTCAGCCCAGGTTGAGCAGAATAATATTAATTTAGAAGCTAGAAAATATTTATTAGAAACTGATTATGTTATTACTAAAATTTCAGAAGCAATTATTCTAGATAAAGATGTATCTGCTTTAAAGATTAAATACGCTGAAATACTTTCTAAAAGAGATACTGTTAGAGGAAAAATCATATGAGCTTCCTAAGTAAATTAAAGAAAATATTTAATAAAGTAGAAACTAGCCCTCCAGAAATAGTGATAATTAATCCTGAGACAGGTAAGATAACATCTCCTAAAACTACAATCCCCTTAGGTGGTCATGGTATAGATGTTTCTCATCATAATACTGTTAATCTACCAATAGTGGCTTCAGAGCAATCTTTTATTTTTATTAAGGCTACCGAAGGACTTACTTTTGTAGATGATAAATTTCATTCAAGATGGCTAGGATTGAAATTATTAGGAGCTAAAAGAGGTGCTTATCATTTCTTTAGAGCCAATGTTGATGCCAAGAAACAAGCTCAATTCTTTTGTAATACTGTTGGTCCTTTAGATGAAAATGATCTAGGTCTTGTCTTAGACATGGAAACAATGGATGGAATGTCTAAAGAGTGGGTTAAAAAAGAATGTAAAGTTTTCCTAGATGAGATTGAATCTATAAGCGGTAAAACTCCTATTATTTATTCCGGTCATTCTTTCTTAGTAGATCTAGGTCTAGATCAATCTTTTGAAAGATATCCTCTTTGGTTGGCTAGATATACGGATAAAATTCCTACCGCCCCTATTCCCTGGCATAAAGTAGGATGGACTTTTTGGCAATACTCGGAAACTAAGAAGATAAATGGTGTTGGCGTTTGTGATTGTAACTATTATAAAGGCGTTTAATGAGCTACTACACTGAGTCTTTAAAAACTATTAGTGAAAAAATAACTCTAGTTACTCTGGAATCAGTAGAACGAGTAAAGCTTTTCACCCTTAATGGAACAGTCTACGAAAGAACGACTAACTATTTCGTCGTAGGAGTTAAAGATGCGGGTACAGTTTTAACGGAGAACACGCTTCCATTGTCCAATAATCAATGGAACTTTAATCCTCTAACTAAAAAACTTACGCTAAAAGTTACGGGCGATCCTAAAACTCATGACATCTCATTAACCTATAGACATTTCTTTTCAACCGCACCAGTAAATTTACCTTATAATTTAATAGCCGGAGAAGTAGTAGAATGGGAACCGTATCTATTATCGATTGGAAGTGTTGGGCAACAACTGGACGAAGAAAATACTGGAATAGTGTTAGAGTCTCAGTCGAGCATGGATTTTATAAACACGGATGGCTATTTCGATAATAAGTTTGATAAACTTATTTGGGAAAATCAAGCCGTAAATTTCTACTCGTGGATTCCCTCAATACCAATTTCTGAAAAGATTCATTTATTTGAAGGTGTGATTGAAACAAAATCATTCACTGAAACAAAGGTGTCTTTTAAAGTTAAAGACTTCGTTTATAAGCTTAAAAATAAGGTAGATCTAGGGATTTTTTCCTCTTTAGATGGAACACTACTGCCTACTTTACTAGGAACTCCTAAGCGCAGAATATATGGAAAAGCTGACAGTGTTAAAGCTGTGAGCTTGGATGCTACTCTAGGAGGATATGCTCTTTCTGGAACCATTTCCATAACAAGCGGATCTAATTCCGCCACTGGTTCGGGTACGTATTTTCTAAAAGAAGTTTCACCTGGTGATGAGATATCAGTGGTCATAAGCGGAGAAACAAAAAAGATAGCTATTGAATCTGTGCAAAGTAATACAGCTCTCACTATAGGTAAAGTATTAGATTACTCCATATCTTCATTGTCATGTACGAATAATCCTAAAGTCCCTTATAGATATAGAAATAGAACCTGGAATATTTCTGGACATAAACTTAGAGCGCCCTCTACCTCTATTACCAATGTTCTTTCTGCCAATGTTTTCTCAGTAACTAGTCCCTTAGATATTTTTGAAGGCGATAGAGTTTTAATTAATAATATCCCAGCCACGGTTAGAAGGATTAGTACTAATAACATAGTAACAGAAAGTATAGTAACCCCAGTTCCGTCCGTGTCTGATACAATAAGTAAAAGCCCTATAAGCAATGTATATTTTGGAAGTGTAAAGTTAGAACCTATAAGAGATTATACTATTGTAAATACTACCAAATGCGATATCATACTAGACCCTCTAGCGGAATTTAACATTGTAGAGCAAAGAGGACTTAATACTTCTTTATCATTTATCAATGGAAGCAGATCAATATCCACTAGCTCTGCGCTAGACTTAAGAACTGTTTTAAACTCTAGAGATTGGATAAGATCCTCTGAGATATCTGAACCGGATTGGTACGAAATTTTAGAAGTTTCAGAACAATCAATCTTGCTAAGAACTGTATTCACGGGGGCAACGGCTTCAAAAAGTTCTTATTATAAAAATGTAGAATACATAAAAGAAGAATCTTTGTTAACGGCTGATTGTATGGGAATGGAGTCTAGTGGGGCATGGATAAAAACAGCTTCAGATGCAGTAAGAAATCTAGTTTTAAACGATGCTGGATTTACTTCAGTTAATGAGACAAGTTTCACTAAAGCGAATGCTGACTGTGCTTATGTATTGTCTATAGTTCTACCAGAATCTTTAGGTTCTGAATTGCCGGTGATTAGAGATGTTATTACAAATATAAATAATTCGGTATTTGGATCTCTTTATGGTGATTCAGCTCAAGCCATTTCTTATTCTATATTTAACTCGACTAAGCCCGAGTCCTTAACCGTCATACAAGATGACGACATCCTGAGCTTCTCAGTATCGACTAATCAAAAAATAGCTAACGAAGTAAAAATAAACTATAGACCTTATGTCGATATATACTCAGGGGAAGATTCTTTCTATACTCTATCTATTACTTCTTCTTTCGTTAATAACACAACAGGAATCAAGGACACTGAAGAAAGGACTTGTTACCTATACAATGAAAAAGAAGCTACTATATATGCCCAAAGGCTAGCCTTCTTTAAATCTTTGTCTAGTTCAGTTTTAACTCTAAAGACTAAGAATAGTTTCTTTCAAAATACCGTAAACGATAAAATATATTTATCTTTGGATAGATTATTTAATAGGTACGCCGGAGGAGAGACTAAAAGAATTGGTGTAATTTCGGGGATAAAAAAGGATGGATTAGGTTGTGAAATTACCGTGAGTGATCTAGGCAATATTTATAATAGAGTAATGTCCATTGCCCCAAATACGACTCTAGACTATTTGAATTCTAGCAGCGATGATATTATGAGATGGGGATATATTGTAGACAACGATACCGAGACACCGGACGTAACAAGTGAAACGGGACTAGGTTCCAATCTAATAGGATAATCATGAGCTTTGTAACAATAAATTCAGCCAGTATTGAAGTAGGTGACGCTCTAAAAGCCGAACTATTTACACAAGTAAAAGACAACTTTGATAATCATGAGACAAGAATAAATAGTTTAGAATCAACTGCTAAAAAAATAGATATATTTAAATTTTTACTTTTAAATGGTTCTTCTTTTTCTACCGCTACGGGTTTGGCTTATTATCGCTCTGAGGATACTTTCACCGTTACTAAATCAGCTATTCAAATATTTGAAAAGGGTAGTTTATCAGGATTCCTGGAAATAGATATTAAGAAGAGCACTACCAATATGGACAACGCCTCTTTTACTTCAATTTTTACCACTAAGCCTAAGATAACGTATTCGACTGCTTCAGACTATGATGAGTCAAGCAATCAAGTTCTTAATAGCTCTATGATAAATATCTCCTCAGGGGATTACTTAAGACTTGATATTACTATTGCTCCTACTGGTGGAGTTATTCCTAAATTATTTATTACAACATACGGAGAATAGAAAATGAGTGCTCCTTTTATAATTCCTTTTAATATGCAGCCAGTATCCCATCAGACAGGTACAGGAACTTATACGTGTCCCGCTGGAAAATATGCCAAGGTTACGGTTTTTATAAGAGGTACGGCAACAGGGGTAATAGGAAACGGAGGAGCTGTAGATTATTTAGATATGCCTATTATAACATCAGATTCTTTTAATAGTGTTTTTGATGTGTGGGTAAAAAGTGGAGACACGATTGCGGCTACACTTACTAACCCAAGCACTGTAGGTAACACCGGAGCAGTTTTAATTGGTCAACATGAGTATATAACTGCTCAAGTTAATGCCTCAGTAGCTCACAACGGGACAACTATCGGTACATTTGCAGCTAAAGCCTCATGTGGGTGTAAATATAAAACAATAGCAAGTAATATTCTAAGTATATCTGGGACTAGCGGATTTAATTATTTTGCCCAAGAATTTAATATTATCTCATAGGATTAATTAATGAAACTAACACCAATGAGGCTAGGAGCAGAAGCTATATTAACAGTCATTATAGCCCCTTTCTTGATTTGGATAGTTACTTCGATCTTTACTCTTCAGGCTAGTGTAGGAATTGATCAATTACAATTGAATCAAATAAAACAATTATTAGAAAAACAAGATACGAAACTAGATAAGATCACAACGATCTTAATTGAAAAGAAGCAATAGGAGTATTAAATGGAATTAGTATTAGCCAATAAAGCAGTATTCTTCGGATTATTTTTCGCTCTATCAGAAGTTCTCTCACTTATCCCAAGTATTAAATCAAATGGTGTATTTGAATTAGTTGTTAACTTAGTTAAAAAACTAGCTGGTAAATAATCATATGACGGAACTACTTTTTGGTATTTTATTGCAAGGATTGAAGCTATGGAATGCCAAAGAAAGTTCCAAGTATATCGATGAACTTTATGAATTACGAAAAGACTGGATGGAAGAATATGATAAACCTCGCAATCAAAGGTCTAATGCTAAGTTGGACGATATTGAGTCTAGGTTGCACCTCCTTGGACGCATCTTCATTGATTCCACTGGAAAAGAGAAAGTATGATATATGCCAAGACCTTTCTGGATTTTGCTGGAACTATTATGCATGCTCTAAAAGATTCTTAGGCATTTGTATTCGACAAGATTTATATACTGATAAAATAGAATTTAGCTTTAAAGATCAAGCTGAGGTCAAGAAACTATTTGACATGAATTTTATACTTCAAGTTCGGGAAAAACCTCTATAATATATAGATAAGAATAAATCACAATAGCAAGGAAGCCATTGGATAATTCATTTGTCTTGGTAATTCCTGATTTACACTTCCCATACGCTCATATCGATAGTCTAGATTTCTTATCCGCAATCCAAAAACAATACAAAATAACTAGAGTAATATGCCTAGGGGACGAACTCGATTATCATTCAATGAGTTTTCATGATTCCGATCCTGACTTAGATAGCTCTGGAGTCGAACTTGTACGCGGACTAGGGTACATTGAAACACTATTTAAAATGTTCCCCGTAATGGATCTCCTCGATTCCAATCATGGATCAATGGCGTATAGAAAAGCTAAACACCATGGAATGCCAAGACATCTTTTAAAATCATACAATGAAGTTCTTTGCGTAGATGAAGGTTGGAAATGGCACTCGTCTTTAATTATAGAATTGCCTGGAGGGAATAAATGCAAATTTGTCCACGGAGTTTCTTCCAATATACTTGCAGCATCTCAAGCGATAGGTATGTCGTTAGTTCAAGGACATCATCACAGTCTCTTCGAACTAAGATATTGGGAAAGTGGTCACGGGTTAAATTTCGCTATTACTTCGGGATGCCTGATAGACGATAAGAGTTTAGCTTTCGCTTATAATAAACTTCAATACAAGCGCCCCATCATGGGAGTTACCTTAATTTATAATGGTATCCCTTGCTTATTGCCTATGAGCTTAGATGAAGATGGAAGATGGGATAAAAAAATATGAAATTTAAAATAAAAAGTTCTTATAGAATAATGGGTAAAAGAATTAAAGTTAAATTGGTGGACACTAACGACTACGCAGGATTGTGGGATTCGGAAAAGTTAACCATCTATTTATCCTCTAATCAAACCGATCTTCAATTAGAGGAAACTTTCTGGCATGAACTTAATCATTGTATGCAATATATGTCTGGAGTTACTCAAGCCGTGTCTAGGGATCTTATGGAGATCATGGCTGAGATGAACTCCAGAATAATAGTATCTGTGATCAGAGAGTCTTAATTAATATTAAGAAGCCACTCTACTAAGTACTCAGCTCCGATCTTAACAACCAATAGAGCGAAGCTTAGATATATCATCTTAGCCACGTTAGACTCTAAGAACTTCTTAACTCTATTCTTTTTAAAGTGTGGATAGTCGTTAAGTTCAATCAAATAATTATTCAACAGATTCATTTTCGTCACTCTCCTTTAAGTGTATCTCTAAGTTTCCTTCCTTCCATTCAAACTTGTCAACTTCAAGTCCTTCACTGGCAACATTGCGTCTGCACCATGATTTGATTATTGACATCGCAGTCTCTGAGTCTAGTGTAATTTTCATCTTCTCTCCTCTATATATTCATTAACCTTCAACCAAACAGTCTCATACATTTCAGAGTCTTTTTCATCACAGTGCTTGATTTTATTTCTAAACACATTCCACCCGCTATTTGAGCGTTCTTTCTGGCATTAGTAATTATTTTTAAATCTTCTTCGTCTTATTTGATATTTCATTACAATAAACTCTTCACAAGTAAAGCCATAGCGAATGTTCCGTTAATTAATATTTGAGCTATAAGTTGTATCACCACGTATTCCTTCATTCTCTTATCCTTTGTATTTTCCAAGGTTTAAAATCATAAACTGCAATTGGCATAAACCAAGGCTTGTTTTCATACCAATATTTATTAATACTCCATGACCACTCATTGTTAAAAGTTACCTGCCAATGCCAATACCAAATTCTAATATTTATTGCTGTATCACTCACTCCCTCATCCTTTGTGTTGCCCTTGCGAGTTTGCCACCACAGTATTGTGCATATCTATCAATGTTCTCTAAATCTTCCGCCAGCATTTCTCTTGCTACATCACTAGTAGATGAACGCATCCAGTGATATTTCTCTGCGTACCAATCAGTACAAGCCATTTCACGCTTCAAACATTCTAATAACTCATCATGCTTATCCTGCACTTTTGTTATTTCTATCCCTGCGTGAATCATGGCTTTCTCATGCTGTTCTTGTCGCTTCATTAACTGCTCTTTTAGCGAGGCGATTTCTTTTTCGAGTGCATCTATTATGTCTTGTGCTATTCTCATATTCGAACCCTCCTTACTTAACTCCTCAATTAATGCATCTGCCATAGCTACTGCCTTTCTCGGTAACTCATTAAGCATATCCACAAGGGTGTTGTGCCGTCCTGGAATTGCCTGGACACATAATCCTTGCATTGCCATAGCTGCGAAATGCTCGCGTTTGGTTAACCCATATTGAGTAAACCCATCTACAGTTGCCATTGCAAATGCGCCATCGTTGCCATTGCGTCTGTCCATTCTACTTCCCCCTTATTATCCGGTTCTCTTTGACCTTGACACTGACCTTGACATTGTCCTTGATACTGACCTTGAGTATGACACTGACCATGACCCCGATCTTGACCTTGATCCCGATTTTGGCATTGATCTTTCGTATCCCAATCGCAACTGCGCTTGATTCATATAAACCTACTTCATTTTTGTTTCCGATATAATTTAATAATCTTTGTCGCATCTACTATTGAACCCTTAGAAACTATACAATCATTAATAAATGGCTCTACCTCATTAAATTTATCACTATCTTTTAAAGCATCATGAAAACGATTCGTGTCAGCAATCCAATCTGCTTGCTCTAAAACTAAAAACTGCGATGTTTTACTTTTCACCTGTCCAGTCAGTGTAAATGTTACTGTTCTAATTAAATACTTCTCGCCAATTTCAAATGGGCAATCGTCCGCTATAGACTGACTACTGAACAAGTTTCTAAGTTCTTTAATTTGCCCTAGTGTTAAATCATTTAAATTCATCTTAATTCTCCTTTTGTTTTATTATCCTTCTCACCAACTCCAGCTTATGCGCCTTCATTAGTTGATATTTTAGAAACTGTACATTAACACCAAAGTGATCAGCCAAACCCTTCATTGTCTTATAGAGAGGCGCTGTAAATATTACCTGGTCGATGTTCACCGAATAGCTCTCTTTATATCCAACAACCACAATGCAACTGTCACAAGACCTAGCAAGTGAATAAAAAAGAACACCACTAGAAATTCTAACAACAATTCATTAGTTACTTTCATAATCAATCCTCAACTATCTTACCAGTGAACTCAACTGATATGTCATGCAGCCTTAATTGTTTTAATAACTCTGCAAATTCACCATTACTCGGTAAGTTATCACTGTCAACTTCGCCATTCTCGTCAATCCAGAACGTGCATATAGTTTGATCATTATGTTCTTTATAAACTCTCTGCTGTAGATATTCCATTATCTTAACCTCTCAACTAGCCATTCAGCTAATATCTTCAGTGTAACTGCACTAAAACAAATACCGACAAACAAAACCCAATAAATGCTTTACTAACTGTATAGTGATAGCCACAAATAGTTACATATTCGTGTAATTCATCTATATGCTCATCAAATAGTTCCAGTGCCTCATGTTCTTTCATCTCTCTCTCCTTGTTTCATTTACAAAAATAATCAATTGGATTATTCCAGTTATTAACATAGATACACCTAGTAGTTTTAAAGCTATTTCGTCACTCATTCGCACTCTCCTAGATACCTGAAAAGTCTTCTCAGTTTGGTTAGATTCATAGGAAAATAATCACCACCAACCCACTGTAAAGTATGCCCATTTTCATCAACGCGGTATTCACATATACATTCACCGCATTTTGAAACGTAAAATCCTGTCCTCATTCGCTCTCCTTAACTCTTCTAATCACTTCAGAATAAAATGGTTCATGATAACCTCGATCAAGCCAAAGCAACTGATACTCCGTACTCACCAAATAAATAATATATGCCATACCTTGTTCAGTATTGGGTCCGCCCATTTTATTAAAATGAGCTGAATTACTATAGGCTATAAAGAGAGCGAACAATTACTCATGGAGATTGTCGTTAAAGTTCATTTTAATCCTTTTATTTCTTTATCGATAAGATCAGCAAACATATGAATCACTACAAGTTGGTCATTTAACTTATCAGACAAATACCTTTCTTGTTTTTTCATTTTTAACTTAGTAAGCATAAATGCATCCTGACATACGTAGCAAAAGTCAAACCGTTCCCATGCAATGTCTAAATAATCCGTTTCTCTTTTTTTACACTTCAAGCAATGTTTTATTTTCACTTTTGCCTACAAGGTTAAAGGAATTGGTTTCATTGAGGACTCTTTGAAACTGAACTTGAACCCTAACTGATTCAATAATTTGCCTTGCAAGGTTTGCAGTCGCCCTTGCCTGATGAACATCAATGACTCCATTTCTTAGGTTTTCAAGCTCATCAAAAAGCATATCTCTTAGTCCTTCTGTGGTTTTTTCATAAACCTTAACTTCTCTCATTTCAACTCCTCAGTCAATTTATCCTTCTAACTAACTCCAGCTTATGCGCCTTCATTAACTGATATTTTAAAAACTGCACATTAACTCCAAAGTGTTTAGCTAAATCAGTCCAGCGTTTATACAGTGGTGCTGTAAATATCACTTGATCGATGTTCACTTCTTTAATTCCTCTCTAATCAGTTTTCTAATAAAATCAATTTGTCTTTCTATTGGATACGAGGCAGTGGCGGTAGTTCTTACTTTAAGCTCTGTTAGTTGAACTAGTGTTTTTAATAACAACTCAATTTTCACTTAATCATTCTCTTCATATCTAATACCCACAATGCAATTGTAACAAGCCCAAGCATATGAATAAAAAAGAACACTATAATAAATTCTAATAACATTTCATTACTAATCTTCATTTCCCCGATTTCTCCGCTAAATCCCTCATTATCAATAGCTCTACATACGCAGAGATATTCCCCGTCTTAGTTCTAATTAATTTAATCAATTCTGCACTAAGAGAAATTGATATTCCTTTACGCTTTAAAGATTCTTTCACCTTTGGTCTTGTCATTTCAAATTCTCCGATTTAGTTTTTATAGCATTAATATAATAATTATTCAACTTTGCGTGAATATCTTATAGAGGCATTAAATTTTGAACTCTTAGCCTTGTGGCAAGAGACGCAGATAGCTTGGAGATTGTCTTGAGAACAATACATTTTAAGAACGTAGTCATGAAAGTTACCTGTGAAACTTCCAATCTCTACAATGTGATCGACCTCTATAAAACTAGTGTCGGAGTATTCTCTAGAGCATACATCACAATAATAGAGATACTTATACTTAGGCTTTCCATTTTTAAAGACACCAATCTTTTTACGCTTGCGATTCTTATTGATACACGCAGAACGCCCTTTCCAAGTTATAGTCCCTCTTCTCAAAACCTTGATGATGTGATTAATAGTATCTTTATCCATTGTACTAGAATGATACCAAAACTTAATAGGAAAACGCCATGATTTTTCTGGATCTAGAATTCAATACTATTAATGAAGAAATTCTCAATCTCGTTTGTTGTTGCTTATATAATGATGAGACCCAAGAGCGACTTTCCTTTTGGCTTTACAATGATGAGAATGAAAAGAAAAAGTTACAAAATTACGTAATTGGTATGCCAGCCGATACTTTCGTGGCTTATGCGGTAGTAGCTGAAGCACGTTCATTCTACTCACTTGGCATTGATCCGACCAATCATCATTGGATTGATCTCTTCTTAGAGTGGCGTTGTCTTACTAATCACAATAATAAATTGATAGTCGGTAATCATTACATTGATGGGAAGATTAAATACATTCCAGTCCCTAAAAATAAATGGGATAGAACGGCTGAAGAAAGTGGATATAAACTTAAACACAGTTTAGCTGAAGCCACGTATCGTTTGACCGGTGAAATCCGAGACGTTGAACATAAGAATGAGATGCGAGATTTAATCATCTCAAACAATGCAGAATTGATTGAAGAGAATAAAGAATCCATCATGCAATATTGTATGGATGACGTTGAACATTTGCCTGCGCTCTACACTAAAATGGTGGAAGAATACGCAAAAGTCTATTCTAAGCAAGACATGAAGACTCTAGAAGACGATATGATTTATCGTGGATCTTATGCAGCTCTCACAGCAATTAGAGAATCAAAGGGCTATCCAATTGATTATGATAAAGCACGTAACTTTTCTAGAAATATTCCTCTCATTCTTGATGAGTGTATGCGCGAGATTAATTCTTTATTCCCACAGATTAAACCCTTTAAGTGGGATAAACTAGAAAATAAATTTAAGTGGAATCAGAAATCAACGCGTGAATGGATTGAAAAGTATTACGAGGATTGGGATCGAACCGATGGAACGGACAGGAATCCTTTAGGACAAATCTCGTTAGCCTTGGAGAGTTGGGAGCGTAAATTTCCATTCAGACATGAATACCCTAAGGACAATTTCGGGGCGCAAATGGTTCGCTACTTGAAAATGAAACAAGCCTTGTCTGGGTTCAATGCTGGTAAAGGCGGTAAATCTTTTTGGGATGCCGTGGGTTCGGATAAAAGAGTTCGCCCTTACATGAATATTTATGGCGCTCAAAGTGGGCGTTCTCAACCTGCTTCATCCTCGTTTCTCTTCTTAAAGCCAGCATGGTGTAGAGCTTTAATGATGCCAGCTAAAGGAAAAGCAATTGTATCAATCGACTATGGCAGTGAAGAATTCTTTATCTCAGCGTTGATGAGTAAAGACGCTAACATGATTAAGTCCTATCTATCGGGTGACGTTTACACGATGTTTGGAAAACTTTGTGGGATGATCCCCCCTGATGGGACTAAAGAGTCTCATAAGTATGAGAGGAATTTATGTAAGTCCACTTGTCTTCTAGAAGGTTCATTAATTCGTGTAAAAAATAAAGGGTACCTAAAAATTGAAGATATTCTAGAAGGGGATGAGGTATGGGATGGAGAAAAATGGAGGTCTTGTGATGGTTCCAAACAAACAGGATACGGTGTTGTTTATAAGGCTTCAGAGTATATTTATTGTACAGACGATCATTTGATCTTAGGGGAAGACGATGAGTGGAGACAAAATAGTTTTTATAAAGAATCGAAAATATATAAACGGAAAGTTTGCAAAGAAGACTCCGGAGGACTATTTGAACCTGGTTACAGATGGTCAGATGTTTGGTCGATGGCGTGTAGTCTCTTCCGTTGCTAAAATAAATAAATACGGTCCTACTATTTTAGTCGAATGCGTACATACTAGAAAATATGTCCTTCTAAGTAGTTTAGAAAGAGGGATTTCTACTGCATGCCCTAAATGCCCAAGGACGAGAATAGAAAATTATTCTAAGTTGAGAGGACGATGGGAACAAATGATAGATAGGTGTGAAAATCCAAACAACCCTAAATATGATAGATATGGTGGGAGAGGAATCCGTGTAAGTGAAGAGTTTAAAAATTGTAGATTCTATTGTGGGTATATTCATGCTTTACCTAAAACAAAAGAACAAAACCATATTGATAGGATAGATAATGATAAAGGGTATGAAAGAGGAAATCTTAGATGGGCGACGGCTAGTGAAAACAATAGAAATAAGAACAGCCTTAATTTCGTTGTATTTAATAATAAAAAAATGTGTCTCACAGAATTTATCGAAGAACATACCAACCTATCTAGGACGAGCGTTAAAGCATTGCTTAAAAAGAAAATATCTACTGAAGAAATCTCCAAATTCAAGAGAGGGGAAACTTTACGACGTAATTGGCGTACAGAGAAGCTCACGCTATGTCGCTCTAGATGGTCAGATTTACCATAATTGCTTGGGGCTAAGTTACAAGATGAGTAAGTACGGTCTAGCCAATAAACTAACTCAAGATCTTGGCAGAAACTTTAGTGTGGACGATGCTGAAGATTTAATTGAAAAGTTTTATGATGCGTATTCAGTCTTTCAAGAATGGCAGGATGATTTAATTTATAAGTATGAAAATAAAGATCTCAAATACATTAGACTAGCCGATGGATGGACAATCTTCGGTGATAATCCTAACGCTCGTTCAGTCGGGAACGTACCCGTGCAAGGGATGGGAAGTTGTGTAATGCGCGAAGCAGATCTTCTATGCCATGAGCTTGGATTATATTCTCCCTTCACATTGCATGACGCTCTTTACATTGAAATAGACGCTGATGATTTAAAAGCAATTGATACTTTCATTTGGTGTATGCGCGAAGGCTTTGCAAGATTCTTCCCTGATCAATTGGAAATTGCAAAACAAATAAGATTAGACGTGTACGCATGGTCGCCTGATTATAATGAAGACTCAACACTAATAACTCCCGAGGGTAGAGTAATTGAATGTTCAAACATTTATATAGATTCCCGTGCGGAAAAAGAATACGAATTATTTAGTAAATACTTCGATGACTTATCAATGGACTTATGATAAAAATATTAAGAAAACAATATCCGCTAATAATTTTATGACCTCCACATAACGTGAGTGGTCCCAATCAATAGAGCACTGGAGATATTCGTATGAAAAGAACGTACACAATCGTCAAGACACTCACTGGAAAACCAAGAAAATTTAGAAAATGGGCAGATTACACAGTTGGGGACATCCTAATTTGTAAGTATCTCGGACCTATTGAAAATAAATTTAGCAAAGAAAAGCCTAATTATTTGGTAGAAATTTATGAAACTTTTCTAAAAGATAAAAAAACTCAAGAAGAATGGGTTGAAGGTACTCACGTAGTTTTAAATTCTGCTGGAATTCTTCAAAGAGGTTTATCTAAAATAGCTGAACAATCTTTAGTTCAAATTACGTTTCAAGGATCTAATATAATGAAAGGCGGTAACTTTCCCGGTAAAGAAGCTTATGCCGTGGAAGTTATAGAAATCCGTGAGGATGAAGTAGAAAAAGATGAAGAGGGTTCTTCACACGACGAAGTGGATCTTTAATTATGGAAGGTCTAATTAGTGATATGTCTTCGGAGGCATATCACTCTTTCCCTAATACATTTAGTTCTTCACAATTGAAGGACGCACTAAAAAACATAAGGATATTTCATAAGAAATATATTTTGAAAGAATATGAAAAAGAAGAAAACTCTGCTTTTGATGTGGGAACATTTTTTCATAGCTCCATTCTAGAACCCGATAAATTGTTTGATGATTGTGCAGTTTACGAAGGTATTCGTAGAGGTAAAGAGTGGACAGCTTTTAAAGAAGCTAATATTGGTAAAGCAATCATTACAAAGTCGGAGCAAGTTCAAGCCGATTTAATGATATCAGCGGTAAAAGAATCTGAATTAGCTCAATCATTTCTAGCTAAAGGAGTTCCTGAGGTATCTTGCTTTGTTAAAGTCTACGTTTATGCGGGGGATATCTATGCTAAAGGGTGTATTTTAACCAATGACGGATGGGAGCGCGTCTACTCGGGAGACTTTACACTAGCTATGAAGAACGGTTCTTGTTTGACTCTAAAGGTTCGTGCCGATTTATTGGGCGAGGACTTTATTTTTGACCTTAAATCTACTACTGGTGATTGTTGCGATGACTTTTTAGTTTCTTCTAAAATATCTAACTACTCATACGATCTAAGCGCAGCACTATACCTAGACATTTTCAGCATTGGAACGGATAAAAATTACAAAGACTTTATTTTTTGTTTTGCTTCTAAAGATGTTGGTAATACTCAATGTTATGTAGCATCTAAAGACAACATTAGAATTGGTAGGAAAAAGTGGTCTAGTGCAATCAAAACCATAGTTAAGAATATGGAGAGTGATTGGGTCTTTAAAGAGAAACTACTAGTGATAGAGCCTTCCTATTATGAAAGAAAATGGCTTATAGATAGTGAGATTGTGGAACTATGAGTGAAAAACAATGTCCCTCATGTGGTGAAAGCTTTGAAGGGCAAGATAATGTATGTGATGAATGTTTATTAGATTTAAAGGAGTTACTAGATGAGAGTGTGTGAAATTAAAGTTGAAGTTACAATCCCAACTGAGCAATATGGGAATAAGAAGATTACTATGATTGCTTCTCTAGACCCAATGGAAGATCTATTGGCTGCTAGAGAGAATCTAATTAAGCTTTGTTACGGTCAATCTATTGAAGTTGTAAAGACTCCAATCGAGGCTTATGAGGAAATGGTTGATGCTAAATCGGAAGAAGTAAAAGAGACTTTAGAAACTGAAATGGTAGAAGAAACTCCCGTCAAGAAAGCTAAAGCGCCTAGAAAAGTTAAAGTTAAAATGACTCCTTATGACCGTTCAAGTGAATTACATAAGAAGCTTTTCAGCTCAACACTTGATGTGTTGTTACCTGATTGGAAGAAAGACGCGATTAAAGCTAAAACCGCTTCAATGTTCTTAGAGAAATCAGACTTTTTAAATGAAGACGGAATCGTTCTAGACTCATTTAAAAGCGCGTTATTAAAAGTTATGTCCGTGTAAGTATTTAAAATCTTTTAAAAGTGTTGGTGTAGTATGCTGACACTTTTAAAGGCTATGTGGGTGTGTCTATGCTGAACCTGTATGAATATCAACGACAAACTGTTGACTTTGGAATTAAAAATTCTTATTGCATACTTGCTTTAGAAGTTGGGCTGGGAAAGACAATATGTGCATTAACGATCGGGGTGCAAACCGAGTCGAAGATGTTAATTGTATGTCCCAGCTATCTTCGTTTCACGTGGAAGAATGAAATTGATAAATGGTTCCCACATCTAAAAGCTGAAATCTATTCAACTAAAAAACAAATTAAAAAGCCCGTTGGTGATGTCGTCATCGTTTCTTATGGCATTCTAGAACATTGTGAGTGTCTCTTTGAATGGGCTGATCTAGTGATTGCTGATGAGTGTCAAAATCTTAAGTCCATGCAAGCTAAAAGAACTGAAGCTTTTCATCGATTGATTTATGAGAACAATATAAAGCGCCTTTTACTTTTAACCGGCACGCCTATTCTTAATAGAGTGTATGAGTTCTATTCACTCATTGCGTTATGTAATTACAATCCAGAATGTAAAGGAACGATATTTTTAGATCGGTTTCGAAGCTACGTAGTCTTTGCGGACTACTTCTCCCATCGACGTGAGTTTCAGATGATGGTGAGAAATAGAAGAATTAAAGTCGTTAATTGGGATGGGTTCAAAAATGTAGATGAACTTAAGACAATCTTAAGAGGAATCTATATTAAGTTCAAAGCTAAAGATGTTCTGCAGGATTTACCCGAAAAGGTGTTTAAAGATGTCTTAATAAGTAACTCTGAGGATAAAGATCTTCTAGCGGCATTTGAATTAGTACAATCACAAGACGGCATGGACAGAATTCAACCCACTATCAAAGCTACATCCGCGCTATCTAAGGTTCCTTTCACGGTAGAATACGTTAAGGAGCTTCTAGAGAGCGTAGACAAGATAATCATCTATACCGATCACGTAGAAGCGGCATTAGCGTTGGGACGCGCTTTAAAGCTTAAACCTATAACAGGTGCGACTCCAATGTCTGAAAGACAACGCATAGCTAACGAATTTCAAAATGGATCTGATAAAATTCTAGTCGCCACGTACGGTTCTTTTTCAACTGGTGTTACATTAACCGCATGTTCGAACATGATTTTGAACGACATGAATTGGGTTCCAGGCGTGATTGAGCAAGCAATTGGACGCATTTTAAGGATCGGACAGAAATCAAATTGTGTAATTCACAGAATTTTTGGAAGTTTTACTGATCAATATATTAGTGAAAAATTGAGTTCAAAAGAAGAAACTATCAAAAAAGTGACCTAAAAACGCATAAAATAGACACAAATAACGAATTATCAATAAGATAGAAATGTACTAAAAATAGACACATTCTTCCCAATCTTTTTTTTTTTTTTTTTTTTTTTTTTTTTTTTTTTTTCTCTGTTTTTTTTTTTTTGATTTTTTTTTTTGATTTTCCCCAGGAATTTATTTTCGTGAAGATGTAGGTAGGTAACTGGTTGAAATCTCATTTTGCTCTTAATTGTATTAATTGTAGACGTTTTAGAGCTTATGATTCTATTCGGCGAAGAACTAACTCAACAAGGGTCTAATGCCGTCTACAATTAATACAATTGTTATTAGTATATATGTCATATAGCTTTTTTGTCAATCCGTCTTGACTATATAAAACTTACCTATGTAATATTCTCACCTATTCTATTGGCGAATTATAACACACACAAGGAGACATCATCGTGATCTTTACACCTTCTTTTATTTTTCTTGGTCTGAACAAAGTTTTACATAGTAAGTATTGGATATCCTCGCCCGAGGGAATACATGGTCAAGAGTCTTTCATTCTAATGGTGTCTAAGCATCTTGGTAGAGTTTTAAGTGATGAAGAGATACTCGTTCTTATCCGAGAAGCCAAAGAGTATTGTGAGATTCTAAAGAAGCAATTGATTGAAGAGAAGAGACAAGAAAAGCTTGAGATAAAGAAAGCTGAAAAGAGAGCTGAGTTTGAAGCTAAACAATCTCAGATTCAAAACAACTTAATTGTGACCGGGTTAGACGTTTCTTTATCTCAGGGCGTTGATGATTATGCCATGAGTCTTCTACCCATTTCGGACTATGGCAGTAAAGAAGTGGAATTCTTTGATGTAGAGAGAAGAGAAATAATTTCCTATGATGAAGAGAAGTATCGTGCCAAGAAAGGTTGGGATAGACCCGAACTAATTAGACAAGCATTTTCCGGTAAACTTAAGTTTGATCCAATGAATGAAAACCCTCTATATATTGAGGAGATAAATGGTCTTAAACATCAAGTTTTCAACAAATGTAATACTCCTAAATGGTTTTCTAGAGTCCCGACTAAAGATAATATTGAAGGATCTCTAATTGAGAAACTTCTGTTCAATTTATTTCCTGAAAAAGAATCTAGAGATGTTGCCCTGAGCTGGGCTTACCATGCATACACTAGTAGAAATCAAACTTATTTAATGCTTGTAGGTCTTCAAGGAGTGGGAAAGGGATTGTTTACGTCTCTACTCACTCAATTGGTCGGACCCAAATACGCAGAGGTGTGCCCCGATTCCTTTTTAAAAGATAAATTTAACGGGGCGATGAAAGATAAGCGTCTTCTAATATTAGATGAAATAGAAATTGTGGAAGGAGTTGTAGGACGACTTAAACAAATAGCGAACGACTTTGTCCCTTATGAACCCAAAGGAGTCGATTCTACCACGATAAGAAACTATAGCTCTACATGTATGACCAGTAACTCGATAGGAGATATGGCAGTGTCTCCTCAAGATAGAAGATTTTCAGCCGTATCTATAGGAGGCACTCCTTTATTAACAGTTATGTCTCAAGCCCTTGTAGACGCTTTAGGGGAGATGGTCCGAAGAACTCAAGACGAAGAACCTCATGAGGAGATAGTTAATTTTTGTCATTGGCTTCTAAAAGAATATAAAAACACTAAGTACTCTAATACCTACGTTCATAAAGGGGCTCATTATTATGAGATGTCTTTTAAGGGGCTTAAAACCTTTCAACAATTCTTAGTCACCTTCATAACCGAAGACTATAACTTATCAGGAGATGTTAATTATCTTATTTCAGATTTGAATATTAAATATAAAAAATATAGCGGTAAGGGAACTAGAGAAAATTATTCTTTGCCTAACAATAAGAGCATGGATTCCTTTCTAAGCACTTACAAATTTATGGATAAATACTATTTGGGAACTCTAGAAAGATTAGTAGATGAGAAAGAAGATTCATCCTTTAAACTAGTTATAAACGAAGACTTAAGACAATACTTGCTCTCTAAGAGAAATATTATAGACCTTTAACCTATGGCGGAGAAATTACAATGAAATCTAAAACTTTAAATAAGAAGCAACAAGACCTTTTCATAAAGCTTTATGTAGAGGGAGCACTGCACTTAATAAATGAAAATGCAGGATACTATACGGAATCAGAATATGATAAAAAAGGGTTTCAAAGAGAACTAAAAGCTTTAAAGCAAATGATTGATATCGCATTAAAAGAAATAGACTGCCTCGAAGAAGAAGATATAGACCTTTAGACATCTAATAAATTACCTCCAGGTGGAGAAATGATGAATGCAGACCTCCGAGGAACTACACCTAAATCTCTTTGCGGATTTTAAGAATCTTGACTTTCATCTCATAACCTTGAAAAACCAGGGGGACTGATTGGCGTCAGTTTGTTCCCCCTGGTAACATGCGCTCGACCACTACGTGGAGAGTTATTATTTATTACCATATTTTAGCTTTAATTGGACTGGTTTTATTAGTGCCATGTAAGCCATACTCTCTTTGCGGCTTTTAAGAATCTTGACTTTTGTCCTATAACCTTTGATTATAAGTAGAAAGCCTAGTAGGCGATTTTAAGACTTGTAGTCAAGGATATTTTTATATGACACCGCGTAGAGAAAACAGAGTTTTATCAGATGTCTAAGTTTCAATCTGGAACTAGTGGAAATCCCAAGGGAAGACCTAAGGCAGCCTTCAAAGATACCTTCGATTCTCTTCTAGCTAAGAAGAAAATGTTCGATGAAGCCACCGTCATTCTAAGTGAAAGATGGGGCGATGTCTTCCATGCAATGTGTGATCAAGCAATTAAAGGCAATCCACAAGCTGCGGCTTTCGTCGCTTCTTACGTTTTAGGGAAGCCTAAAGAATCAATTGATTTAGACATTCAATCTAAAGAAGGGATTAAGATTCACATCTCGCGTGATGAGATTGGACTTTAAGCTTACCAAGAGACAAGACTTAGCCATTTCAATTCTTGCCTCTGAAGCTAAACATTGTCTTCTCTTTGGTGGAAGTCGTTCCGGTAAGACCTTTTTACTAGTTCGTTCTATCATAATTAGAGCGTGTAAAACTAAATCCCGTCACATCATTTTAAGACAACACTTCAATCATATTAAGACTTCTGTTTGGTTAGAAACTTTACCTAAAGTATTGGCTACTTGCTTTCCACACCTAACGGTGAAGTGGAATAAAACAGACTATTTCATCGAACTTCCCAATGGATCAACCATCTTTGTAGCCGGATTGGACGATGAAAAACATATAGAAAAGATTCTCGGGAAAGAGTTCTCAACCATTTATTTCAATGAGTGTTCTCAACTCGGATACAACTCAGTTCAAATAGCCCTTACTCGTCTAGCCGAGAAATCGGATCTTAGAAAGAAAGTTTACTATGATGCCAATCCACCTACTAAACGCCATTGGACTTATTGGTTCTTCGTTAAAGGCATACATCCCGAGAATGGTCAAACACTTGAAGAGGGACAATATGCATCAATGCTAATGAACCCTCAAGACAACCTTGAGAATATAGATGAAGAGTACATTTCACTACTCAATTCACTAGATGAGAAACAACGTAAGCGATTTCTATTGGGAGAGTTTAACGGTGATAGCGATGGATCCGCCTATTATGCTTTTAATCGTGATGTTAATGTTATGGACTTTGATAGTTCTTACCAATCAGGACAAGTGAGAATTGGCATGGACTTTAACGTCATGCCTATGACAGCCGTGATTGGTTATCGAGTGAATGACAAGTTCTACATCTGGGATGAAATGTTCTTAGAAAATAGCGATACCTTTAAGATGTGCGATCAATTAAAGGCTAAGAAATATATCGGCACTGTCTATCCCGATTCAACGGGTGCCAATCGCAAGACATCGGGTAAGTCGGATCATGTTATCTTAAAAGAAGCCGGCTTCATTATCCAGTCGACCAGGAATCCTTTCGTTACCGACCGCGTAAATAACATCAATCGCCTGCTCAGAGATGGAAAAATAATCATTCATCCACGATGTAAAAAGCTTATCAATGACTTGGAAAAGGTTACTTGGAAGAATGATGAACTAGATCAGAAAACAGACAAGATGCTCACACACATTACAGATGCACTCGGATATTTATGCTGGGCACTTGATCCGATTCATGGGCATCAGCAAAAATCCTCGACCATTCAGCTTTAATGCATTTATACTTATAATAAATAAGAGGGATCTAATTATGTTATACGAAAAAAGACAAGAGATTATCGATTACATTAAAAAGCACATGCCTTTTCTTAAACAGAATGAGCAGGCATTGGACATATATGATGGCAATCTTCGCCCTTATATTGATGACATTCTTAAGAAGTCTTTAAGTGATAACTATTATAATGCTATTAGAGATAGAATTCTTCCGATCAATATTCTTCAAAGATTCGTTAACAAGGTCTCCACCACTTACTCTAAGTCTCCTCAAAGAGAATGTGAGTCTGAAGTGAATAAGCCCTTCCTAGAATACTATGAAGAAGCTTTTGATATTAACAACTCAATGATGGTGGCTGACTCCTATTCAAATCTTTTTAAAGGATTCGCCTTAGAACCATTCATTAATCACAAGGGTAAGCCTGAGCTAAGAATACTTTCATTTGATAAGTTCTTAGTCATGTCAGACTCTAAGAGTAATCCAGAAGAGGAGACAATCTTCATTAAGATCATGGGGTGTAAATCAGATAAATTGGATGAGACACTTATTCACGTCTACACGGCTGATAAGTTTGATGCCTTCTATATGAATGGGGCTGATGCGCCTGAGTACTTAGTCGACAATGGTGGTGTAAATCTTTATGGCGTTATTCCCTTCGTCTATGGAAAGAGACAAAAGCATAAGCTTATTCCTACCCTAGACAGTGATATGCTCTCAATCTCTAAAGCCATTTCAGTCATGTTATCGGATGCCGCTGGTGCTCAAATGTTCCAATGCTTCAGCATTCTTTATGGAATAAATGTAAATGTAGAAAACATTACGATGTCTCCTAACGCTTTTTGGTCTTTCAAATCTGATGAAGAGAAAGCCCCTAGTGTGGGATCGGTTAAGCCAGAGGCTGACACTCAAAAGGTCATGGAGTTTGTAACCAATATATTCGTATTATGGTTAGAGACTAAAGGAATTAGAGTCGGATCAATGGGTAACACCCAAGGAACCTCTACTGCTAGTGGTATCTCTAAGATCATTGATGAAATGGACGCTTATGAAGTTAAGAAGAAGTCTATGCAATGGTTCCAATTAGACGAAGAGGAACTTTGGAATGAGAAACTTCCTGCCATTCACAACTTTTGGATTAAGTCTGGAGCGTTGATTGATCCAGAAGCTCCTTCATTAGTAGTTGGTCAAATGGACGTAGAGGTAGAATTTGAACAGCCGCAACCATTCATTAGTAGAACTGAAGAACTAGCCAACGTGAAAGCTGAAATGGACATGGGTCTATTAACTAAAGAAATGGCTATCAAGATTCTTCATCCTGATTATTCAGAAGATTTAGTTAGTGAAATTGTAGAATCGGGCGCAAATATTAATGATGTTCAATTCAAGCCCGAGATGGAAAACAATAAACCTGATGAGATGAATCCTTTAAATGAGTAGTTGGATTAAGAAAGAAATATTACTTCCTACGGACTACGATACTGAGGATGCTCAGACCGTAGCCGAGGAAATATTGAACTTCATAGTCGAAAGATCTAAGAAGGGACTGGGGTCTGATGGGGATAAGTTTCCTGGATACTCTAAATCATATATGGAATCCGATGCCTTTAAGTTAGGTGGAAAATCTAAGAAGGTTGACCTAACTCTATCGGGTGAAATGCTCGATAGCCTAGAGATACTTCAAGCCAAGCGTGGCAAGATTGTCATTGGCTTTGCTAAAAGTAGCGACATGAATGGACGTGCTGAAGGAAATATTCTTGGCACTTATGGTACATCTAAGCCCGATCCAAGCAGAGCAAGAAACTTTATGGAACTATCGGGTAAAGAACTTTCAAAGATAATTCGTTCATTAGATATTCTTCCCAAAGATATTCAGAATCAAATCGCTAGAGACGCTAAAGCAGGCGCGATTGATATTATTGATAAGTTCCAATTCGAGGTGAGTGATGGCGAAGACGGCTAGTGATATTCTTAGAGAATTATCTAAGAAGGTTAAAGACGTAACGAAGACCGAGGCAAAGTCCTTTGACTTCTTATTGGATGAAATTCCTATGCGGATTATTCGTCGTACGTTATTAGGTAAAGATATCAGCAACTCTCCACTTAAAAAGCTTTCTCCCAACTATATTAAAGCAAGAAAGAAGATGGATCTTGGATCAGACGCTAAGCCAACTAAGTCGAATCTTACTCTAACAGGTGAAATGCTCTCATCAATTGAAGGAAAAAGAAGTGGAACCTTATTTACCTTCTCATTTGGAAGCAACACCTTTGCTAACGATAAAGCACGTTGGGCGAAAGAAGGTGGACGCCCGTTCTTTGGTCTATCTGAAACTGATAAGAAGGGACTAACCACTAAAATATCATCAATCTTCCGTCAAATCCTTAGAGATACTTTTAAGGGTTGACAAGAAAAATAACACATAGGAGAATTAAAATGTCCGAAACATCCCCGGTCAGTGACCAAGTCGAAGTAGTTAGTAACGAAAGAGACAAATCCCAAGACAAAGTGGCTTATGAAACTTATCAGCGCGTACTGAATGAGGCAAAAACTGCAAAAGAGAAACTAAGAACTCTAGAAGCAGCTCAACAGTTACAAGTTGAAAGCAAAATGAAAGAGCAGAATGAATGGAAGGCTTTAGCCGAGGCAAAAGAGCTAGAAGCAAAAAACCTTTCTGAAAGACTTAATGGATTAGAATCTACGATTACTGAATCAATTAAGCTTAATTCATTTCAAAAACACTTAGGTGGAAAGATTAAAAGTGATGAGTACTATCAATTTGTTGATACAAACTCAATTGCTTACAATCCAGAAACTAAGCGCGTAGACGAAGAAAGCGTTAAGAAAGTTGTAGCTGAATTCGTCAAGAAACACGCAAGTCTCGTGGAGTTCAAGGTGGGGAAAATGCCTAATGAGGCTGCTTCGACAATGAAAGTAAAAGAAAAGAATTACAGTGACATGAGTAAGGAAGAAATTGAAGCCGAACTCAGAAAACTAGGACGAATTTAATAACCAAATAGGAGATACTTATGGCTGACGCGTACATGGGCAACACGGAACTAGGGGCGACAAAAGCAGTTTTGATTTCTACTCTAGTTCAAAGAGAACTTGCTTTCAATGCAATTCTTAAAAACACTATTACAGACGTTTCAAACTTTGCTGTACCAGGTGTAAAACAAATTTCATTCCCAAAACTAACTTCTTTCTCAGTTACTAACAGAACAGAGGGGACTCTAGGAGAAACGACGGCATTAACCAGCAGTGTCGATACAATGAGTCTCGATTTCAATGCGTTTGTCGCATGGGGGATTGATTCTTTCACAGCAAAACAGAGCACTATAGACGGGCAAATGCAATCAATTCTTTTTGCCTCACAGGCAATGTCGAGATATGTTGATACACAAATTATTACAAAATTGGCAGCGGTAGCGGCTTCATTCATTAACTCAGGGTCGGATGTTGACGTTACTTATGCCAACCTTTTGACTATGAGAAAAGCTCTTCTTAAAGCAGACGCTATCCTTGGTAACTGTTGCATTATCGCTTCTCCAGCTCAAGAAGCAGTTCTTATGGGACTTTCTGAGTTCAAAGATGCCGCTGCTTACGGAGCAAACGCAGTAGTTCCAAATGGTGTTATCGGGAAAATTCTTGGTATGCCAGTTTATGTTCA